GTCCTTTGTAATCATTTTCCATCTTAATATCCTGATACCGGGTCTAAAATTTCGTAGTCATCTTCTTCAAAGTCGTAGTGATAAGCGACTTTAGCTAACTGATCTATATATGCAAGCGCATCGACCAAATCGTCATGTACGAGCACATTCGGGAATTGAAAGAGTTCATCAAGGAATTGCTTGTTCCATTCTCCTTCGTTGAGGGTAATCTGTCCGTGTTCAAAACGTCCTTGCAAAGCCCAGACAATACGGTCAGTCTTCTTTTTGTTGCCATGCGTAAGTTCCTCCACCCGAAAGAATCTCTGCCCAGACTTCATGATGTCCGTCAGGTAGGGCAGTACCGCATTCTTGAGGGCGCCTTTTTCTATACCAACCGCTACAGGACGATAGTACTCGACAGCGTCGAAGATCTTCTTTGCGGTCTTCTTGATATCCCATCGACCATGTATAATATCCGCTACCCACCATCCGTTCGGTCCTGCTTTGACGACAGCAATGGCGGTCTGGTCAAGTTTAGTATTCTTAGACTTGGTTGCCTTCTCAACATCAGCAAAGCCCGCAAGGTCAACTGCAATATAATAATCCCCATCGTCAGGCTCATCGCCGTCAATACGAATCCACTCTTCTTTAAAGACTTCAGAACCCATTGCTTCAAATGATGCAAGGAATTCCTGTCGAAACGCATAGGAGGACATTGACTTTTTAGCAACGTCAATCTCTTCAGGATCGAGTAGCGGGTTGTCGTAAGATGTGAAATGCCACGCCTTATACGTTTCGTCATCGCCTAGTTCCGCATAGTGATAGAGTTCATAGAAGTGATTACGGCCCATTGGCGTACCAATAAACATTGCATGACCTTTCTGGTCAGCCAGTGCCGGGCGGAGAATTTGTTCCCAAACAGACGGTTTCATGTCTGCATACTCATCCATAACAAGGAACTTAAGACTAACACCACGCATTGTCTCAGGACGGTCAGCACCCTTGAGTGAGATGGTTGCCCCGTTGATTAACGTAATCTGCAAGTTGTTAATGTGGGATGATTTGATAACAGGATTTGCAATCTCTAACAACGTAGTCCACATAATGTCACGTGCTTGCCCCTGTGTTGGAGCAACATAATACACATGTCCACGATCAGTTTGTAAACCATAGATCACAAGCATCCACGCCGCAAGTCTTGATTTACCTGTACGTCGCCCTGCCGCTACAATCTTAAATCGTGTTTTATCGTGAAAGACATCTTGTTGCCAAGGCAAAAGCTCAACATTAAGCTCCACGCATAATCTCCACAAGCTCTTTACTACGACGACCTACTTGGTTATACCAACGAGAGTCAATCATTTCTTGGGAAGCAGTTGTGTAATCTTGGTTTTCAATTGCCTCAAGCATTTTTTTAAATTGGGATAGGCGAGGTCTCCCAATATTAAACGCCATGTTAACCAAGACACGAACGACCCGATCAGGATGGCTGTACAAATCGCTAACAAGATGTTCAGCATCATTTATGGCTTCCTTACAATCATCGTGAAAGACTTGTAGAATACGTTCATCCTCGACTGGAGTCCCAATAGGCCACGTATATTCCATATCTTGTTCAGTAATCATGTGACCAATACCAAACGTCGGATACCCTTCAGAACACAGGTAAATCTCTGTGACATACCCTTCGTGTCTAACAAGGTCTTCTTTAATCTGCTCCATTAGACTCTGGGGTAACATCAATTATATCCTCATCGTTACTGATCGTTGTGTCACCGACACCCTTAATTGTAATAGAGATCGCAGATTTACCTTGGTTCTCTTTATCTTTTTCAAAATAACTCACAGGTAACATACGATCCATTAGCAACTTCCATGCCGCCGCTTGATTCTTATGTTCATCATCTAACGCCGCACTCATGATACTGTCCAGTACCTTTTGCGACCTTGGACTGTTTAACAAACGAGCCTTAAACTCATTGATTGCCGCCGCATCTCCGGGGGGTCTTCCACGCTTCCCTCTGTTGCCCGGCTTTTTAGCTTCAACATCCGTCTTACGGGGTCTTCCACGCTTCTTTGGAGTATTCTCTGTCATATACAGTACTCTGTAGTTGTTAAAGATTGCAAGAGATAACATACATAAAATAATTACCTCTTGCATAACTCAAGAGTTTAGATATTAACATGCAAATGGTATATGATCTTGACTCTTGCGTTTCTAAAGAGACATTATTGTAGCATACTTTTACGCAAAAGTCAAGTACTTTTTAGTAAACAGTGCAGATTCCTTCCCTGTTACCCTTAATCTGGCGGGTTTCAGCCTTGCTGTGACACTCCGCAGAGCGATTTAGTTCTTTGAATTTGCAAGAGATTCCCTTTTATTGTATACAATCCTTAGTATTCTGTAATAATTACTTTTTTTACAACCTAAAATTGACTCTTTTTTGTGTCTGAGTAGGTACTACAAATATTTCACTGTGCAATCCCCCCTCCCCCGTCCCCTATTTAGACCCCGCCTGTGGATAACTCTGTGGATAAAGTGGTCATACCTGTGGATAACTTTATAGGCTGTGGATAACTCTGTGGATAACTCTGCAGGTTGTGGATAACTCTGCAGATCTGTAGAGGTCAAGTGTGAGGGTTGAGGTAGTACCATCTAAGGTACCATGATACTAGATAGCTGCTGGATAGACATACAGTAGACCAAAGTATAAGAAAATAATTGTTGACTCGTTAGGCTCACATGCATACTATGGCCACAAGCAAACACAAACGGGAGTGCTTAAACATGAACATTCAAGAATTTAGAAAAGAAATTGTATCAATCGTTGCAGAGCTTCGTGAAGAATATGATATGGCGGACATGCTTGACCATGTTGATATGATCGCAGACGGTCGGTCAGAAGTTATTTACTATAGTCGTGCTTGGGATTTTGTTGCTATGGTGCGGGAATGCGACTGGTCGTTGTACTCTGATGCAAAGCAGATGTTTCAAGATAATATGTGGGACCATAGTGACATTGATACGATGATGGCTCAAATGGCCTATTGCATCTGGACTATTGCTCTGAACGAATACATTCAAAAATAACCACACTGATGAGGCCAACTAGCTACTGGCCGAAACTCTGGGGTAATTCCCTCGCCCCAGAGTCTGCGGAAGCTCCGCAATAAACTTTTAAACACTGGAGAGAGTAAAATGTGTAAAGTAAATTTTGAAAATATCGTGATTAAGTCAACTCCTGCACCACGCCGGACAACTACAAGCCCGAAACAGTCGGAGTACAAGGCGTTGTTTGCGAAGATGAAAGTCGGTGACTGGTTTACGATTGAAGCGGCGGACAAAGTTCGTTTCAGTGCGTCAGCGAGTGGGTATCTTAAAGGACGTTACAGTCTCTACCGTCACCCAACACTTAAAAACAAATATGTGTTTCAGCTTGTAAAGTAGCCCTGAGACGCATTGTAACGCCCTGTAAGCGACGATCGTTAGCGGGGCAATACCAACCTACTAGAAGGGGTGTAAAAATGGATGTGACAAAATTGCAGCGGATTTGGGAATTAGTAGTATTGGTCAAGAAAAACCTTGATGATATGGAAGTCAACGAGTGGGACGAAGACATCATAGAAAATTGGAAATATCATATAGATAATGTAGAATACGAGGTCAGTATTATCATTGATGGGTATAAACAAGGTAAGTGGACATGAAAGTTTTGAGTTTATTTGATGGTATGTCGTGTGGACGAATTGCGCTTGATCGTTGTGGAATCAATGTCGAACGATATGTTGCGAGTGAGATTGATCCTTATGCGATTAAAGTAAGCAAGGCAAACTATCCAGATATTGAACATATCGGCGATGTCTCTAAACTCACAGCAGAGAAAGGGGTCTTTGACATAGTGTTGGGAGGTAGCCCATGTCAGGATTTTAGTCGAGCGGGTCAAGGTAAGGCATTTGACGGGGAGCGAGGCAAACTGTTCTGGGAGTTCAAAAGACTACTTGATGAAATAGAGCCTAAATACTTTTTACTGGAAAACGTAAAGATGCCAAAAGAGTGTCAGGATGTTATTTCAGAATCTTTAGGGGTGGAGTCTGTATTAATCAATAGTAACCTGTTTGTACCACAGAACCGAGAGCGTCTGTACTGGACAAATATACCCATTGCAACGCTCCCATCTGAAAGAACAAGTGTACTTGAAGATTATTTAGATGCGGAAAGAGAATGGTTTGATATCAGGCCTTGGGCGTACAAAGAGTGGAGTGGTAAACGAAAGTTAGATGCATTGCGAACGATTGTGAGCCCCGAGTCGTTTACGATTACGACAAACACAACGCACCCCAAAAATCATTACTTAAACGAGTCACGTACAAAAATGACACGGTTGCAGCCGAATGAGTTAGAACGATTACAAGGTGTACCAGAAAGGTATACGGATTATGTTTCTAAAACTCGCAGGCATCATATGTTGGGTAATGGTTGGACAGTTCCGGTAATTGCACATATCCTAGAAGGAATTAAAGATGTGCGTTGTATGATTTAGAAACAAACAAAAGAGAGGTGAGTTATGCCTGATCCAATCAAAGTAATTGAAGAACTGGAAGATGTGCGAGACCTTGTGCTGTTAGCCATTAAAGAACTGCACAAGGTTGCGCCACTTGATGATGATGAAAACCTTGAGGATGCGATGCAGGGTCTTGATAGTGCTCTGGAGTCGCTGAGCCTTGAGATTGAGAAACAAGAGGAGCTAGATAAAACCTATGATGCGGACTATGTGCAAGAAGTGTGACGCTGAAGCGTTAGTGATTGAGCCGTATGGTGGATACTGTTCGGATTGTTGGATTGAGGAACATGATATGAGAGCGAAAGGTAAATTTATAAACAAGAATTATCACGGCGAGCGTGTGCACACTGCGAAACTCACGAAAGAGGATGTGTTATTGATTGACGCATTGTTGTCTGATGGTATGAAACAGAGTGTGATCGCTGATAAATTTGGGGTCTCTCGCAATGCGATTTGTGAGATTGCAAACGGCCAGAGTTGGAAACAAGTGACAGGAGTGGGTGCATAATGAGTAACACAAAATGGTCTGAAGATGATGTCGAGTCGTTATGCATGATGTGGCGTGATGGGTTTTCTATTCGCCAGATCGCTGATGAGCTCGATACGTCTTATGCGGCGGTGAAGATGTTTCTTAGTCGTCATCGTCAAGCTCTTGGATTAACAACAAGACAACCGACAAAGAGTACTAACAAGCTAAGCACACGACCAGAGTTTGACAGAGCTTGGTATGGTGTGGTACCATTCGGGCATTGGAGTATCACAAAACCTTGGAGTACAAAATGCGCTGTCGGGCATGCAATAAAATCTTAACAGATTTTGAATTAACAAGAAAATCAACAGTTTCGGAAGACTTCCTAGACTTATGTAATGATTGTTATAGAACGATCAAGGAGGATGT